CTTTCGCCCCTCCCCTGTTTAATTTAGGAAGGCACAACGATGTCACCCACACCAGCGCAGCTATAGCAATCCTGATTGTTCTCAGGAACGATGTAGCTCTGCACGGGGCAGCAGGAACCATAGAGGCTCTTGCTCTTAGGCAGGCGATGCAGGAACGAGTGCATGATGGTTGGGTCTTTGACCTGTGCAGCGAGACGGAACTGAGCTTGATAGAAGCCCGTTTTGCGCCAGCGGTTGCACTCCCAATCTGGATTCTTCCACTCCCAATCGCCAGCGTAGTTCTGGGTCATCTGTTGGGCTTGGCCGTATCCAGTCGAGGATGGCATTGTCCACTTGCACATTGCTTTGTTCACCATAGCAACCGAGATACCGAAGTCGGCATTGCGGTAGGCTTTGTTAGGAATGTAAGCACATCCGTTTTCAAGAACAGTCTTGATGTAACGAGGAACGCGAACGAGACGCGCCCATGTTGCAGGATCGGCTTCGTTGAAAGCGGCGAGCGTTGCATTGAAAGCAGTGTCAGCGTTGAAACGAGCGGAGTTGATGTCGTAACCGAAGGCGTAATCGCCGATGATACGATTGATGCCGAGCTTCAGACGAGTAAGACGCTCATCGAAGTCGGTGTTTGCATCCCAGTAACCATTGTTACGCTTGGCTTGGAAGTAAAGCGCACGGCCAACTTGAGGATCAGGGATAACGATGTCGAGCAAAGGCTGACCAGTCGCGTCTTGGAGATCAAGGCGGAAAGCGTCATCTTCGTCTTGGAGATCAACGAGTGCGTCATCAAGCATATCAAGCGAGAGGTAAGCAATCTTGTTGAGGTCAGCGGGAGCCATCTTAACGCGAATCGCGCAGAGATCGTAGCCAGCTTCGTTGTTGAGCGTATGCTCTGGAACGAACCAAGCAGAGTCATCAACGAGTCCGCAGTAAGTGCCGTCATCCGTAGTGATGCCCATCCACTTGTGGCCGGAACCACCGATGTAGTTGGAACGAAGGAACTCTTCGTGGACATTCTTGGTGATGCGAGCATTCGACTCCTCGAACTGAAGAATCTCTTCAGCAGGGAAGAGGCGATAGAGAAGGCTCTCAACGCAAATCCAGTCAGTGGTCATCTCTTTACGGAGAAGCTCGAAAGTGTAGCTCTCAGTGCCGGGACGCTGAATGACTTCTGGTTTGCTGTCGCAAGAATCAGTCTCGCAGTAGGTGTCGGTGATCGCACGGAAAGGTGTGCAAGGATCGTGGAATCCACGGCCAAAGCGGAAAGCTTTTTGCTCAGTGGTGTGATTGAGGGGCCATGCTTGCTCCTCGAAACGTGTGAAGTATGCACTGTTAGTGACGAGCTTCTTAACGTAGAGGTCGTTGAAATACTCACGGCCCTCGCGGAAGAAACTGTCAATCTCAGCACAGGAATTAAAATATAACTGATCTGACATATGATTGATTTATTTGATTTTGGTTTGGTTTAGTTTTGCACCGCTAACTATACCATCGAGGAATAGCAAGCGAATGCTTGGTTTCCTCTGCTGGACTCAACCCAGAGTTTTTATCTGTCCAGAAATCGTTTTTCATGCGAGGTCGAAAACTCGCCAACCAGAGTGCGGCTGAATCCCTAATTATTATCGTAAACGATAATTTTCGGATTTCTCTTTTCGGGACATTGCAACAGACTATTTATCATGTCAACAACTTTTTTAAAAAAGTTTGGGGGAGGTAGTCCCATGTTCTACCTCCCCCATTATGCAACCAGATTCCAGAATGTTGGGCTATGCAGTCAAACGATTTTGCGGCGAAAACCTTGCGATTTTCGCGGCCAGTCCCTCTGTCATACTCATTCTTGGTTTCTGGGAATCCGATGCACTTGGCGTTGACGATATGCGCGAGGAGCCTTTGAGTTGTGCGATATACTCGTCTTTCTCTTTTACCATTTCTTGGTATGCTTTAAGTTGTGCTTGAATCTTCTGATATGATCTACCCTGGTGGATCAGTCGATTCATATCTTCAACTGATGCCTGCTCGTTGCTTTGCTGGGTAGCAGCCAGTGCAATAGCCTCGTCACGGGAAAGATCATACTTGATTCCCTTCTCCTTCATGTAGTCGGCAACTACATCTGGGATTTCAGTAGCCCGGTCAATCTCTTGCTGAGTATTCTTGTATCCCTCGCGCCATTGATTCAGATACTTATTTCTGCCTTCTTGCTCTTTTTGTTTAGCGGTTTGGAGTATATTCTGCTTGGTTTCTTCAAAGTTGACAAGAGCAGCGTGATGTCCCTGAGTTGCTTTGATGAAGCTGTTGACTTGCTCCGCGAATTGATACTGCTTGAATTGCGAGAGCGAGTTTGTGATTTCTTCAAACGCTTGGTCACGATCATTTTCTGCTGCTCTACGATCTTCTTCGGATGACGAATTAAAGATGGAGGCATTTGCATTGACAGCACGGGAGAATGTCGAAAGAAGAGTTGGATCATTCGATAGAAGTTGTCGCGCAGTGTCGTAAGTATTCTTGATTGGATCGAGGTAGGTTTTCTTGAAATCTGGATTGCTTGTAATATCGTGGAAATCCAACTTGCCCCTGAGTTCTTTGATTTGCTCTGATAATTGTTGCTCAACTTCCAGTTTGTCTTGACTGGCTTTGTTGAGCTGTTCTTGGTAGTGGTTGGCTTCTTTGGTCGATGTTGACTCGGATACCATTCGCTCAAGCTCTTGGATTTTTGTTTCAAACTTGGGGATTTCATCCTTTTTGTATTTCTCAAGTTCTTCTTTGAGCTTGCGGTTTTCTTCAATTTGTCGCTCAACAAAGCCTTTTTTCTTTCCTGTTCGGTCAGACGTGATTTCAGCTTCGGTAATTCCGGTTGGTTCTTCTGGCGGCTCTTCTTCATTGTATTTAGGTATGCCAAGGTTAGGGTCTCCCATGTTGGTAGCACTCGGCTTACCTTCATCAGATTGTTGTTTGCTGAACTTCTTGAGGAAGTCAGATGTGTTACCTTTAATCGGAACTTGGGGTTTAGCCTTCAGTTCTTTGATTACGTCTGCTGTGTCGTTTGTGTCTGCCATAAATTAGATTTCGTCGAGGTCTGGATCAATTGTGCTGTCCGTTGGTTCTTTATACTTTCCAGCAGCTTTTGTTTTTTTGAATGCTCCTTGCTCTTCAGTTCCAATAGCTTCAATAGTTTTGATTGCATGGATAAGCGTGGTTACTCCTTCTGGTGGGTTTACATTAAGTAGTAAATACGCTTGGAGTTTGTTCCAGTCTTCGTGTGAGGTTATTGCTGCACATAGGGATTTTACTTTGTCTGTTGTCATGTTTGTGTTGATGTTTCTTCCATCTCAACTTCTTCAGTTCCTTCTGGAGTCTCAACTTCTTCGGTTTCAGTCTCCATTTCTTCTGGCTCTTCCATCTCTGGAACTTCTTCGCCTTGCATTGCTGCCATCTTGGACTTCTCCTTCTGAATCTCTGCACGGGCTTTAGCCTTCTGAAGTGCAAGTTGAGTGATTCCTTGTTCCTTGCGTTGTTCAGTGCGTTGAGCGTGTGAGATAGAAGCCTTACCAATTGAGATGTCTGCAAGCTTCTTCTTGGTGTCGATATCAATGCCGGATTTAGCAGCGAGGTATTGAAGTTTGATATCTTCTTCAGAGTTAGGTTGACCAGACTTCTGAGCTTCAGCTTCTGCCATCTGAACGTAAACCTGTTGAAGTTCGTCGGCCATCCCTTGAGCTTCGTTCATACCTTGCATGAATTGTTTCAAGAAGTCCTGCTTGGATTGATCCTTACTGATATATTCAACGTGCGCCATGATGTGACCACCCTTGAATTTTACTGAGCGAACTGCCTTGGAAAGCTCTGCAAGCTCTGGTTGGCCTTGCTGCACAGATTGCAAGTTCATTTGCAACTGCATCATCATGTCTTGCAAGTGACCAACTGCGTGTTCGATATGCGGATCAGTTGGCAATACGGGGAAGTTTTGAGGATTAACAAACGCATCAGTCATACCAGCATTTTCAAATCCGATTACGCGAGTGACATCAGTAATCTTAGTTGCTTTTGTATTCCGGTAGCGAGCTACGTTGTCTCGTCCAGATAGTGCGGCGATAGCATCTTTAACTGCGTTCTCTTGCCCTTCATTGGCTGGAGTAATTGCTGTAATCTGCAATAGTTTCTCTGCTGTAATCAACTTGAATGATGGGCTACCTGCTCCGTTGATGAGGTTTGAGCGGATGCTTGTGATATTTTTAAATGCCGCAGCTTCTTTAGGTGTTCCGAGTTCTTCAAGAATCTCATAGAACTTCTTCACATACTCATATCCATCATCGCTGGATTTGGCACTTACAAAGCGTTTGTAAAGTTGTTTGAAGTAAAGAGTTTGGCACTCGTTGAATCGACGAATCTGAGTTCCAGATAGTTTAGCAGACTCGGCGGCATCCAGTTCCGCTTCGCCTTTTGTCCTTTGCTTTCCACCAGCGGTAGGTGCGTTGATGCGATACTGCCCCATGCCCCTATACATATCTCCCATGAAGAATTGCATAAAGCTCATGCTTTCTGCAACTGGAAGTTGGAAGCGGTTCTGAATAAACTTTGCGCCATCCGGCATTACGCTGATTGGCAACCACTCCATTTGCTTCAGCATTTTAGTTGAATCCGGCCCCTGTCCTTCGATCATCAACATGGAGTTGAGTCGCACCGCATCAACCAATGAGTTCATCGTGAAGTCATACTGGCGGCAAGCAACGAACGCCGATTCAGCTTGGCTCTTGATGTCTTGGAAAAGTCCACTACCAACCGAGTCAGTAAGCATATACATGATCTCATCCCAAGCGTTAAAAAGTCCAACCTTGAGCATCATAAACCCATGCTGAGTTCTAACATCATCATCACTGATTTTACCAGCACCCTTTACATTGGAGTTGATGTAGTCGGAGATTGGTTGGTAGTCTTGAAGGATAATCGCCTTACTAATCTTGCCGTCAAACTCTCTCCAATAAACCTCGAAAAGATCAATCTTTTGGTTTACGGACAATGACCAGTTAAATCCTGCTTCGCTGATTGTGCGGAAGAAATCCTCGCGGGTTTTTCGATGATTTGTAAATGCACGATGGAACCTGATAGCATCAATTGCTGCATCTACATTCCAACCCATTGCTTCAGCGGCAGCGCGATTCTCAATCTTCTTGTAGAGTTCGTATGGTGTTAAACGGACACGCCTGACAAACTCCTCAAGGTTGCAAAAGTCGATCCTAATGTCGTCTGGAAAGAGAAGGTCGGATAAGAAGACGTGTTCCGGCATCCATCCCATAGGGCTATCCCACATTCCGATTCCCTTTCCATACAACAACATTTCCTCAAGGTCTTGCTCTGTATTGTAGAGGTATCCGGGCCATTCACGCAATGCTTGGTCAAAGGCAATTCCGATATTCTCTGAGTTAACGAGTCTTTCTTTTTCATTGCCGAATTTACTTTTGATTGTGCAGCAAGCCTGCCGTTCTGTAATTACATCGTAGTAACTGGACTTTTGGTTATCAACAATAAATCCAAGTTGCCCGTAGTTAACATCCGATTGCCAAGGTAGGCGTTTCTCTGCGAGTTTACTATACCCAGTAGGTGGGAACATTTTGTATGCCTTGTAGATACGGATACGCTTGTTCTCGCGTCCAATGTTAGCAAGTCGCAAATTATTTGCTATATTCCAAGCGTGTGAAGCGTTGGAAATGCGCGTTTCGGGTGGGTTGCCATTCTCATCAAGAGTGGCTAAAGAAAATGAGTCATTACCTATTGATAGCATAAATTTTTATCGGTTACGATAATTTGTTTAGTGCCGTCCTTCTTTTATTGCAAGAAGAACATCCGCGAGCTTTATGCTCAAGTTTAGTTCCTAAAACTTTATCTGTAGCCGCAGCTACTGTGTGTATGGCTTGTGCTATCCGATCACCAAGACCGTCATTATACCAACACCGATCACTGGGTTGGCGTTGGCAGGTTTGATCTTCTACCATTTGTTCGATGTTACTTGGAAGCTCAACCCCATTTGAGCGATAATCTTTCTGGATATTCTGCATGAGACTATTCCATGTGCTTCCGTAAACTATCGCTGGATACACAACGTCATTACGTTTGATCTCATACTTCCAGTAAAAGCCCCCGACAGGTGCGAGATTTTTGTTTTTCAGTTTCATCTTGCCTTTCGACCGAAAATATATTTTCTTATTGATATGTCAAGAGTTTTTTCTTCCAACAAAGGTATTCAAAAATATGGGATGAAGTTTTCGGAAAACATGGATGACCTTGGGATTGAGCTTTATTGTTATGCAATATCCCGTGGTGACTATGGAAAAGATTACTGCGTAAAACATAATATTAACTTAAAAGATTTTAAGTTACTTACACCAGCAGAGCATTTCCTTAACGCTGTTAAACTTCAATGGCCGACTGAAGTTTCTATCTACAACAGAGGATATACAAATACTCAGCTTCTAAGAACACTGGAAGAACTATGTAACAATACTGATATTTGTTTAGCTGGCGCAGCAAGTATGGGAAAAAGTTTTCCAGTTGCACTTTGGATTTATTTGGATTGGTGTTCTGCCCCTCACTGCACTTCTTCTTGGGTTGCTACCACTACTCTCGGTGCATCGGAGGATCGTATTTGGGGTATCATTTCTAAACTCTGGAAGTGCGCTCGCATTCAGTTTGGTAAGTTAATTGACTATCGCCACATGATTGTTTGGGGTGGCGCGTCTAACGATGAGGATAAAGATTATCGTAATGCGATAAAAGCACTTGCCTTCCAATCGGGTAACGAAGGTCAAAAAGCTATTGATACCACCCGTGGTCGTAAAAATGATCGTGTTCGCTTGGCACTTGATGAGTTGCCCGAAATGGAACTTGGAGCAATTACCGCTCGCGTTAACCTTTCAGCCAACGACGATGTTACTTTTATTGGTATTGGAAACCCATCAGCAGGCGACAACCCACATACCCGTTGGGCTATGCCAAAAGGTAAATCTAACTTTGATTCTGTTAACCCTGATCTAATGGATTGGGAAACTGAAACTGGAATCTGTTTATTCTACAACGGCATGAAGTCTCCTAACTTTGATGCTCGCCCGGATGAACCATCACCCTTCCCGTTTTTGATGGATCGAAAAAAACAGGAAATGATGCTCAAACAATGTTATGGCGACGAGAATGCCATTGACTATGTTCGTAATGCTATCGGTTGGTGGCCGAAATCTGGGTTTATTCAGACTGTAATTACTTCTGATCTTATTCGTAACGCCGATACCAACGAGGAACCAATTTGGGATTCCGAAGGATTTACTAAAGTAGCAGGCTTTGACACCTCGTTTACTATTGGTGGTGACCGATGCGTTCTTACCATTGCCAAACTTGGGTTCGTTCGTGGAACTCGTAATCGTGTTATGTGGCTTGAAAGTCAGAAGGTAATCCAACTATCTGCTAACGCCGCTGCTGAGTTTGAAATTCAACTTGCTACCGAGGTTGTTTCTTTATGTCGAGAGTCTGGAGTTAAACCCACTAAATTCGGTATGGACGTGTCTGGTGATGGTGGTCGGGTTGGTCAGGCTATTATTCGTGAGTGGCTACGCACTGACTCTACAGGTGCAGCAATCGCCCTTATCTCTTCAATGGGTAAACCTACCGATAGAATCGCAGCAGAGGTTGACAGAAGACCATGTAGTGATGTCTATGATCGCCTTGTCAGTGAATACTACTATTCAGCCTATCACGCCTTTAAGAGCCGAGTTCTTTTCGGTATTGATGCAAACTCTGATTTGGCGCGGGAACTTTGTCTTCGTCGCTACACTCTTAAAAATAAGAAGATCGCTATTGAGACTAAGGATGATCTTAAAAAGAGAACAGGATACTCGCCCGATTTAAGCGATAGCTTGATCTACGCACTCGAAATGGCGCGGCGTAATGGACTTGTTTTTATCGGAAACGATAAACCAGTTCCGACTAACAGATTCTGGGCGCGGGATGAGGTATCAATTGATACCACTCCAGACGATGACTACGGATCAGATGATAATGGAGATTGGTAAGTAGCAGGAACGGGTATGCATCCCCTTTTCAGATGTTGGGTTTCCAAACTTATGAACGACCCAGCGTTCCCCAAGTTCGATGTGGTATCCCGCTACGCAGTTTACTCATCAGTGAAATCCACCTGCCTGCTAAATTTAATACTGGGCCAAGGCGTTACTCTTGGTCACGGTTTCAGTCGCGGCCCCGTGTATTGCCGTTTGGCTCTTTTTGCCATTTAAACAAGACTGCTTCAAAGCTCGCAGTTAGCTACATGACTCCATGCTTCCCAGTAAAGATCAATCCAACATTCCTTCAAGTTCCAAAGTATTTGCTATTTCTTCTGGAACTACAATACGGATCATCTTCTCTCCGTCAAGGAAACCAAGGGTTTCTTTCAATCGAATATCACTTTTGCTTACCCAGCATTGATTGAACCTTTGCCGAAAAAGAATTTTTAGTGGTGTATCGCTTACTTCAACTCCCTCGCAGATAATGCGGGATTCAAACGTATTATTTGTATTCATAAATTAAATAGCCTAATTCTCTGGCCCATGAAGGGTTATCGTGTATTTTTGTATGGCAGGGACGGCAAACTGCCATGAATGTTTCCATGTTACAAAGGTTCTTGCCTCGCTTTGCTTTATGATGAATGTCCATAGCGAAATTACCACACACTTCACAATTTGGATTTTCATTTAAATATAGTTCCCTTGCAACTTTGTATATTTTATTTTCTTCACGTTTGCGGTCACTAAACGCCTTTAATTTTTTTCCCGTTTTTTTGAAGCCCGTTTTTCTTCGTAGCATTTATAGTAATCCGTTAGCTGTTGAAGTCCGATGGTGGCCAATTCCAATTTTTCGTAGCTGTCTCTGACGGAATCTGGGAAAGGTTTTCCTCGCTGGTGCATGGTGGTTGGACTTCCTGCTGAGTAGGGACTGACTCTGAGGTAGTATTTACCTTCTTGGATTTCGAGAAAGACGTGCATAAGGAAATGATTTTATCTACCTGTTCTTTTTTAAGAATGCTCTTGGAGTTTACTTCGATTTGGTTAATCAGTGATCCAGTTACCCCAATCTTGTCTCCAAGTTCTCTGACGGTCAGCTTGAGGGTTCTCCTTGTTTCACGAAGTTGGTTGGCAAAAGTCTTTCGTCCAATAGAACGAACCATGCGTGATTGCTCATAGGCAGTCGCGCAGGCGTTGTAGGCATCTTCTAATGGATGTTTCATTTCCACTAAAAATAAACCAAGAGTATTGACAAGTCAACACTTTTTTGATACTATGATTGCTTATGGATAACACTAACAAAATCAAAGACAACGCAGAGAAATTGCTAATGGCAGTTAGGCAGACTGTCATGGTTACGAATCTGTCTTTAGCAGGGGCATTAGAAACTTCTTTTCAAGCCATGTATGAAAAGAAAGAAGGTATTTTATTTATGGGAATAAGAGCGGATAGCACGGCAGTATTGATTGCAACGGGAGAAGGCTCAAACTCAATCATTCAATTAAATGTTGTGCTTGGGAAAGATTGTTTTGGTGAACGTAAATCAATCTACAAACTGGAAACACCCGAACAAACTATTCAAGTGTGGCAGAAACTTAGAGACAAAGTATATGAATGGTCTGATGAACTGATTGATGAAGTTAAATTGGATTGATTATCGTTACCGATAAAATTATGAAAAAAAAGAAATCAAAACCAAAACTTCATCGAGACTGGAAGTTCTTCATGGAACTAAATTGCTGTAAGGGTATGTGGCCTGCTGCATACTATATGGATGGTTTGCATTTTTGGCCTTGCGGAAAAATAGATGAAGACAGATGCCATTGTGAACTTTGCACAGACATGGCTCGAAATGATTATTATTTGAAAAAATATGCTTGACATAGAATACAACCTGTAGTAGTTTTCAGTTGTGCGAGAAATTGCACCTTCGGGGTAGGAGCCGAAGTGAATAAAAGGTTAGTAAATTAACATAACAATATATGATCCCTTGTGGCACTGCCACTCCTTCGCGTCTGTTGCCGCACCTTTTCGGTGTCACAAGGGGTCGCCTTTTTCTAAAAAATGAAAAAACCAAACATTTACGGATTTCAAAATTATTCCGTAATCCCCGTGGAAATCTTAACCGACTCTAATTTGTCTTTAGCAGCAATTGGAATGGCGGCATACATAACTTATGAATATCAAATACTGAAAATGCACAAAGATGCAGATTTGTTTTTTGATAGGATCACTTTGGCTAAAGGATATTTTCAAGGTGCAACCGCATATAATGAACTCGTAACCGCTGGTTATATTCCTGATTTTTTAAAGGAAGGAATTGAACTGTGAGTGTGCGAATAATGTCAGAGGTCTTTGAGCGTAGTAAGACTCAAGGTAACGCGAGGTTGGTTCTTTTGTCTTTAGCTGATTCCTGCAACGACGATGCCAGTTGCTGGCCGTCTATACGGAAGATTGCAGAAAAAGCAAACGTATGTGAACCTATCACGAAGAAGTATCTGAATGCTTTGATTGAGGTCGGAGTAGTTACGAGAGATGAACGCGAAGATCATTTCGGAAGGCAAACATCGAACCTTTACACAATCATTGTTGATAGGATCGGTGATGATGAAATACCGAAATCTGTGCTTCAACAAGTTGTGTCACCAAGCAGAATCAAATCAGTTGAGGGGGTAACCCGTGTTAGTGGGGGAGGGGGTAACCCCGTGCAGGGGGTGGTGGGGGTAACCCGTGTTAGTCTCCCTATAATGAACCATCATAAGGAACCGAAAATAGAACCATCAAGGGAAAGTTCGGCAGTGGCCTCACATTCCTCAGTTGAATTGAATCAACCAAATCTATTCCCGACTAACCCAAGTGAAGCTAACGCTTCGGGTTCGGCTAACGCCAAACTGAACTCTGCCGATGGCAATGGAACTACCCCCCCAATTCCGCTCGCCCCCCCACGAACCAAAAAATCGTCAGCAAACCAAATCGAAAAACCAAGCGGAGTGAGCGAGCAAGTCTGGAATGACTTCATCGCCCTCCGCAAAGCGAAACGCGCCCCGCTATCACCAACGGCACTCTCGGTCATCGCCAAAGAAGCGGAGAAGGCAGCGATGCACATTGAGGAGGCGCTGACCGAATGCGTCACCCGTGGATGGCAGAGCTTCAAGGCTGAATGGATCAAACCAAAAACAACAACCAAACCAGAACGATTCTCAAACTTTTGATTATCGTTACCGATAAAACCTAAATAGAAAGAAAAATGAATGAGCTACACTTATTTGCTGGAGCAGGGGGAGGAATCCTCGGCGGGATGCTTCTCGGACATACCACAGTCTGTGCTGTTGAACTTGAACCTTACTGCCGAAAAGTCCTACTCCAAAGACAACGAGATGGAATACTGCCCAAGTTCCCAATCTGGGACGATGTCACAACCTTCGACGGAACTCCGTGGAGAGGAAAAGTCGATGTCGTCTGCGGAGGATTCCCTTGCCAAGACATATCAAGCGCAGGAAAGGGAGCCGGAATCACGGGTGAACGAAGCGGACTTTGGTCAGAAATGGCCCGAATCATTGGCGAAATACGACCCAAATACATCTTCGTGGAGAACTCACCAATGCTTACTCTTCGAGGAATCGACAGAGTCCTTGGAGATATTTTCACGATGGGGTATGATGCGCGATGGGGAGTTATATCCGCTTCAGATTGCGATGCCCCACATGAAAGAGAACGAATTTGGATCAAAGGATTTTTACACTCCAACAGCGAGAGACTGGAAGGGAATGAGCGGAAAAGGATTCAGAGAAAGACATGGGGAGAAGAAAAACCTTGCAGATTTTCTTGGTGGAGTTCCGAACCCGGAATTCAGCGAGTGGTTAATGGGGTGGCCCATAGGATGGACAGACTTAAAGCCATTGGAAATGGACAAGTTCCAGCAGTGGCAGCAATGGCATGGAGAATACTTGGAGGAGAATAAATGAAAAAAGTCCCAATAGCACGAAAGAGTGAAGCGGCAGCATTGTCGCTGATAGCAATCGACAGAAACATACTTTCCCAACAAACATGGGATAGTGGTTATTTCGCCATAAACGCCAACAGAATCGTTTTTGAAGCTCTCCAAGGGGTTCACCAGCGGACAGGGGTTTGCTGCCCATTCTCGGCCATTGCTGAGTTGGAAGCAACTGGACAATTAGAAGCGGCGGGTGGAGAGGATGAGGTTCACCAACTTCTATCCACAATGAATGTAGCTTCGGGTAAGGTTTGCCAAGACATGGCAGATGACTACCGGAAGCACCTGCACCGGACTAAAGCCTACCGAGATGTCCTTACTCTCATGGAGAAGGAAGAAGTAAACCTACGCGCAGGCAAAGCGGATTTGAAGGAATTATCGGAAACGATAATGAGTTTGGCCGAGGATCGGACGACAAAAGTAAAGCCCGTCAAAGACCTCATCATCGAAATCATCGATGAGATGGAAGGTAAGGCAGTAAAGGAATTCTTTCCTACTGGATTACTCAAAGTAGATCGTGCGCTCAAGGGTGGGATGCACAAAGGAGAGATGATGACAGTAGCATCAGAGACAGGTGGTGGTAAATCCATCTATCTTGTGCAAGCTGCACTGGCAAATCTGCAAGATGGAAAGTCGGTTCTGTTCTTCAGCCTCGAAATGAAAGCGAAGGACATCCTAACCCGCATGGCTTGTAACTTGGCAGGCTACCCCGTGCGTGAACCAGAGGATTATAAGAACGCAAATCAACTGGAACTCGCCAAAATCAGTGCCGCATTGTTGAAAATACACCAGTTACCCCTCGAAATCGTGGATGGAGTAGCCGAAATTGACGAGATTGAGGCTCAAATCAACCGATACGTTGGAGAAAAACGGGCAGATGTAATCGTCGTAGATTACCTCCAAATCATCTCATCTGACGGGGAAGAAGGTAGAGAAAGTCAGATTTCAGAGATCGCAAGGAGATTAAAACTCGCAGCACTGAAGAATAACTCGATTATGCTTACTGCTTCTCAACTAAACGACGAAGGAAGACTACGCGAATCACGGGCAATTGGAATGCACTCTGACCAAGTAGTGTATATCGAACACATCAAGGACAAGAGCAGGCTAACCATAAAGAAGAACCGCCGGGGCGCAAGGAACTACATGACTGAAATTACCATGCGTGGAGACATTTCAAGACTTGAGGAGGTATACTAATGACAACTGACCAAGCATACGGAAAAGCATTGAAGTATCTGGATGCAGCAAACGATATTTGGGAGTCTCAAGACAAGGAAAGGTATTGCATTGCAGAGAACTATCATAACGAAGGACTCAAGATAATGAACCAATATTTTTCTGAAACAAAAATATTGACACAGATACAAGATATTGATTCAATGCTACCATGATTTACGAAACACGAACAGTCAAAGTATCAGTCGTTCCGAAGGGAGAGCAGATATTCCACAACGGAGTGACAAGCATAGAAATCGTAGACGAAGCATCCGGTGAGTTTCTTGAAGTTTCCCAATGCAATGATAATAACAATGGGAAAATCCTCATTGATCCATACGAGTGGCCTACCCTACGAGCAGCAATTGAAAAAATGATAAAGGAGTGCCGTGACTACAAGTGACACACCAGAGACGGATAAAGCAACTATCGCATCAGGTGGAGACTGGTCGCCTGTGTTGCGGGAAACTTGCCGCCGATTAGAACGTGAGCGCAACGAGGCGAGGGAGGCACTTGAAGAAGAAAAGAAGTGGCATCATCGAACTCATAAAGAGTTAGTTGAAACTCAATGCAAATTGTTAGATATAGAATATGATAAACTCAAGAGCTAAAGGCGCAAGAGGTGAAAGGCAATGGCGGGATCAGCTTCGCGCCGAAGGCTACACCGCTAAACGAGGACAGCAATTCGCAGGAGGACAAGACTCGCCAGATGTAGTCTGTGAGGAACTAAAAGGTAAACTCCACTTTGAGGTAAAGTGTGTTCAGAATTTGAATTTAGATAAGGCTTGCGAACAGGCAGAGCGAGATGCTAATGGCATTGCTTGGGCGGTGGCTCATAAGAAAAATAATAAGAACTGGAAGGTAACAATCCCTGCTGATTTGTTCTTTAAACTACTCAGGGATGGAATTGATGGATTATGAAAATAGGACTCTACGCAAATATTAACGCAAAGAAAAAGTAGTTATAACAAGTTTAGTGAGTTTACAAAAAACTTATAAATAAAATGAAGATCAACGGAAAAATTACAGAAGGTAATGTTGACCAATATGACGCAAGGGTAGGGTGGAAGTATCCACTCAACTCTAAACAAATAAACAAAGCCTGCGAAGACTTCTTCAAAAAGCGTGGAATGAAACAATACAATCTTTGTGGAAGACCAAAAAAAACTAAATGATTTGTCCTAAATGTGAGTCACCTACTGAAGTCATCAATAGTAGGAAAAAAAATGGCACAGTAGTAAGGAGAAGACTTTGTGCTTGTGGAGAAAGGTTCTCGACCAAAGAAGTAATTATTACTTTTCAACAAAGAATTCGTAAACCAATTAAAGCACTTTCAATGAGTCAATCGGCCGGTGGGCATTGGACAGTATCATTAGATGAAAACACACCCGAATGGGCAAAGAAGATGCTAATCAATCTATGACAAAAAATGAGTTGTGGGAAATATACTGCACAAAGAACCCATCATTTGAACAAGATGGAAAGGTTACTTTGTCAACTAAGGGGATACGAAAAATGTTTGAAACAACATGGGATCAAGCGATCCGATCAACCTACAGAGAACCGCAAAGAGATAAAACAGTAGATGACCTACTGAATATATTCGGAATGAAGTAAACTATCGTAAACAATAATGAACTTGTTTTGTAAACTGTTGAAAAGATTTTTAAAAATGTCGCACACATACGTAGGGATTTTAAAAATGCTTAGTGGGGAGAAACCAGAAAAAAAGCAATTTGTCGCACACATAAAGGAGGGGATTGTATGAGTTGGGAGGAATACGCTATGAGTATAGCAGAGGTAGTTGCTAAGAAGAGCAAAGACCCGTGGCATAAAGTTGGCGCGGTAATCCTCAGAGAAGACCATTCAGTAGCTTCAGTAGGGTATAATGGATTCCCTCAAGACGTAGAAGAAGACTGGTCAGATAGAGAAGAGAGAAAAAAATATGTAATCCACGCAGAACAGAACGCCCTCAGATATACCCAACCCGGCGAAGGAAAGATACTGGTATCCACCCTACTACCATGTAGGGATTGTTTAAAGACCATAGCCGCCTATAAGATAAAGAGAGTCCTCTACAAAGATGTTTATAAATCAGACCCAATAGCCTTAGATATAGCAGAAAAAATGGGAGTCACTCTAATCAAATTATGAGCGACGAAATCATGGCCCTCATTCTCGCTTGGACAATCATAGTAGCCTGCTTAGTATTAGAAATAATCACCAGAAAATAATTTGAGATGCAATAACGTGGTATTGTGGCGGATGAGGGTTTCATCTGGTCAAAGTGAACACCATTCCCGTAACCACATAAAACGGGAACTCTCACTATCGGTAACGATAATATGAACTACACAAAAATCGGCGCAATGCCAACTCACAAATACATCTGGGTAGATAGTAAGTATACCCACGAAAAACCCAGAGGGCCAGTAGAAGCTATGTGGGTAGGGCTAACCTCTATACCATCGAGAACATGGGGAATCAACGTCATCCTAAGAGAAGGCGGCGCACTCTACAGAAACATCCCACCAAACGCAGTAAGATTCAAAGAAAAGGCAACCGAAAACTGGCACATAACAGATAGCCAACTATGGGACTGCTACTCATACAACTTCACAATACTAAAAAACCCAATCCTGTCAGGTCTATCAGTAACAGCCAAAGTAAACCAAAACATCCTAAAAGGAACATACCTCTTCTCAGCTACCCACCTAAACGATGGCTGGTCAGATAGCCCAGAACAAGACAAAGAATTCCTCTTCATAGAACTCACCAACGGAAGGCTAACAATCCAACCAACCAACAGAGTAGCATTCATAGACAAATCCTACATCCTACCAACCTGTATGCCCAAACTAAGACTACAGGATACCATCTACTCATGTGAGATTTGAAAGAAAAACATATGCATATTTCTTTCAATATCGGTAACGATAACCATACGACATTAGGGATAGCATAAGACATTAGCATACGACTTAGGGAAACAGGACATCTGTCCATAGATTTTTATTGACATAGAAAATGCGAGTTTTTATGGGGAGAGGGGTTTCCGCATTGGGAGCTGTCGCGCATGGGTGTCATGGGGGAGGGGCTGGTGGCCTCGCCTTCTCGCAGAAAAAAGAGATTCCTTTCATCGCTGCATAGCTATATAGCTATAGAGTTATATCTATGCATGACGATAGAATACTCGTCAAGAATATTCTCATTCTTTTCCTGGCAGAAAATTATCGCTCACGATACGAAGAAAAGAACACGCAGCTATTGACGGAAACAAGGTTTTCTGATAGGCTCTTAATAGTGGGCGGGGATTGTCTCGTTTCACAATTGATCTCTGACATTCTGATTTTACTTTTTGCTTTCGGCAATCTGCGAGCAATGCGTCCATCATGGCATAGAATAAACTCTGTAATTACAGAATCTGTAATTTGCGTATGGCTTGCAGATAAACCGAAAGATAAAAAAATGAAGACAGCAAACAAATCAGTGAAAGCAGTCGTTACCTTAGTTCGTGAACCGTCGGCAATCGACCAGATGTTCAAGCGTAATGCGCTTGGGTATTTGGAGAGCAGCAAAGCGGATCAGATCAGCGTGGAAGATAGTGTCTGTTATGTCGTCCACAAGCTTGAAGCGGGACAATCAGCCATGCGGGAGGCAATTCTGCTATGCGGGTGGGTATTCAAAACGAAAACAGCGGAGCAGGCAAAGGCCTTTGAAGATTCGCTAAAATCACGCTGGAATGGATCGACGCTACCAAATTTGGTTTCAATTGCCAAGCAATTGGGCAAGTTTGAATCTGAAGGATTGGATTTAACGAAGGTTAAAGACCTTTATGGAGTGCGCGACTGTGCAAAGGTTCTCAAATCTGAAGAACATGGCAAACAAGCTATTGCAATGCTCAACGAAGGAAAAGCACCACGGGCCGTCCAAAAGGAACTAAAGCCAAAGGAAGAATCCAAGCCAGTTGCGCCAGTTGCGCCAGTTGCTGTGAATATCACAGAACAGGCCGACAACATGGAGGTTATACTTCTCTCCATGGCGGAAAGATATTCTAAGATCGGTGAGCATGAAGCACGGCTGAAGTTAACTAAGCAATTCATCGCTAAGATGAATATTGGCAATTATACCTTCTTACCAACGGAAGCGGCTAAAGCAGTTGAAACATTGAAAGCGAAAAAGTAAAATGGATATCAAAGAAAAGGTATTACTGAAGGTTCTCATGCTCGCGCTTATGCTCGCGTTAATAGTCTTCAGACTCCTATAAAAAATCGGGTGATCGCTTCGGCGGTCACCCTTTTTTTATGCCTAAAAATAATCGGCCAATTGCCGGGTTCAGTTCGTTGACTCTTTCCCCTCTTCCTCTTCATTATCGTTTACGATACTCTCTTCCACTTGTTGCCCATTTTCCTCTTCCACATATTGCGTGGATATTACTTCAACCTCTTCCGCTTTCTGCGGGCCAGTCATGTGCAAGCTGATCATTGCATTCACGCTCATTGCCCGTTTGTCTCCAACATTTTGGTCATCCAAGCCAAGTGTCCTCCTCGCCGTTTTGTCTAATTCCGATAGCACTTCCAAGCGTTCTTTCTGATCTTTGATGTTGCCTAACTTCTTTCTGGCAACTATCTCCCCTCTTTCTTCACTCA